CGGAACTGCGCACGTTCAATGAGGAAAAAGGTGAAATGCCAATGGTCATTAGCCGTGAGTTCGTATTGTCAATGCACGAGAAAGCTTCACTTAGAATCTTTTTGGAGAACTGGAGAGGCAAAAAGTTCACAGAAGAAGAAGCAAAGCGTTTCGATGTTACTGCGCTTCTAGGTAAAGAATGTCTATTGAACGTAACGCACACGGATAAACAAGGCAAAGTCTATGCGAATGTAGCTAGTGCTAACCCAATGACAAAGGGAATGATAGCACCTGCTCAAATCAATGCGACAACCGTCCTATCTTTTGAAGACTTCGATTTTGGTATCTTCAATGAACTTCCAAAGTTCATCCAAGACAAGATAGCTTTGTCACCTGAGTATGGAAAGATTCAGGCACAATTAGCAGCCGCTGCGAGAGTTCATCCAATTAAACCACAAGAAGAACCAAGACCAAACGATGTCTAAGATTACTCAATCCTACCATTCTAACTTCAAAGCATTCGTTAAGTTGAGATTTAAGAGCGTGTCAAACTTTGGCACGACTCTTAAAATTTCAAGGAACACATCCGTTTTACAATTAACAAAATTAATCAACAATGAATACAATAGACATCAACTCGCTGCTACCATTGGTGAAGGATGCGAATAAGCAAGAGTTTATAGACCTAATGACTGACCGTAACAAAGCGGTTGACCACTCAAAGGTTGACGATATAGTGCTATCAAGATACGTAGCTACCATCTGCGAATGGTCACAATGCTATCACTCTATTGGAATGAAAGAGATACAAAGCAAGTCACGCATTCAGGACATTGTTTATATCCGTCACATCACTATGTTCTGTTTAGAGTTAGAGTTTGGACATCGAATGACACTTGTGAGATTGGGCGCAATATTCAACCGTCACCACGCATCAGTAATTCACGCCACAAAACGCTGCGAGAATACACTTGGATACGACAAAAAGCTTAATGCGATGTTAATTTCTTTGGACGAGTATCTTCAGCTAAGAGGATTTTCTACCTTAGCCAAGATTTCAAATAAACTGAAACAACTTAAAGAATTTCACAAACAATGAAACAACATTCACTAGCAGTTCACTGCTGCATTAAAGAGATTTTAGATCGGAGAGAAAAAGGAAAGCTTTACCCATCATCCGAACTGATAACAGAAGTCTGCGAAAAGTACGGACTGGGTGAGGACTACATCCGAAAGATTGCACAATTTCCAAAACGATAAAAACAAAATACACAATGAGACAGAAATTAACTAAAGACAAAGAGGTACTGCGTAAACGATTAACGCACTTAATCAAGGTACTTAATTCAAGAAACTATACATCACTTACTGATGTTTTAAATGAGATAAAGACAGGGCATTGGATGCGAAACATATTGATTAATTCAGGTATTGTCTATAAAGATTCACAAGGATACTATCGCGGCATTGTTAGGCTGCACGATAGCAGGATTGACAAGTGCATTGAGTTAATCAAGGAGCATTACAAAGATGCTCACGTAGCACGACACAAAGCAACGGATAAACAAATACCAATTGTTTTTTCAGAGCCAAAGATTAAAGCAGAAAGAGAAAAGTTTTATACTGCAAAGCGAAAGATTGGTTTCTTGAAACGACTTGAAATTTTGTTTACTGGTAGAGTTTGACGGAATAAAACATCAATAACCTTAAATATAAAACACAATGACGGCAAAAGACTTCTTTTACAAAAACGCGAAGGCAACCTATCAAGACTGCATTTCACCTGATGAGTGCATCAAGCTAATGACTGAATACAACAAGCACGTAGTTGGCGAATTTGTTGCGCCATCTATGGACGATGTGGTAGCATTCTTTCAAGAGAAAACGGGCGGAAGCCAATCGGACGGAATTACATTTGCTTCTAAGTTCATCGCACACTACGAACTAAAGGACTGGAAGTACGGGAACAAAAAGCTAAAGGATTGGAAACGTGCAGCCGTAGCAGCTTGGGATATGTCTAAATTTGTAACCACAAAAACAATTAACAATGGATCATTTGGAAAAGGCACAAGTAGCGAGGGGCTTCAGTCACTGCTTGACCAATTTAAGTAAGGTAGCTAACGTAGATTTCAGGAAGATAATCGCAGCAAAAGAAGCCCCACTAATCGCATTGATTAGTGGTAAGGACTTCGCAGTCGAATACTATGCTCAACTTGTTTTTCACGGCATAGCGCAACCTGATAGAATTGAACCTATACAACAATTGCACTCGTTTATCTCAGACAATTTCAGTTGGTGTACTACGGTTGATTTCAAATTAGCCTTTGAATTTAACGCAGCAAGTAAGTTAGCCAACAAGCTAACATCGTTTAAATCGTTTGATGCAACGTATGTCGGTAGTGTACTGAGCGAATACTACCAGCTTCGAATGGATGCAATGAAAAAGTGGAACGAAGTCAACGTGAACTACATCGAACCTGCACGACAGTTGGAATCAGGTAATGATTCAATCAGTTGGTTCAATGAAGCCTTAAAAAAAGACATTGAAAATGCGAAACAAGGCAACTTTATGGCTGCGGAATTGATGGGCTTTGTGATGCTTGAGAATCTATACAAGACTGGTCTAGTGACTGACGAATATTGGACGGATGCGGAATGGTTAGCATTCAAGCAAAGAGCGAAACGAATGGTCCACGATCAGCAGGAAATTGGCAAGACAAAGCTTGAGAGAATAATGAACAACCCTCGTATGAAAGAGCAGTACACCAACAGTATCGCAAGAGAAATGAAGGTTATAATGTATGTGAACTATTTAACTAAACACAAATAAGAAATGACTGAACTAGAAAAATGCCAACTGGCGAAAGAAAAGGGATTTACTTATTGTCCAGTAAGCGGAGAATTGAAAGGTGTATATCGTAAGGTTATTAAAAATAAAGACAGATACGGCTATATTGAATGCCGAGTATATTATGCAACCAAACCATTTTTTATATTTGGTCATAGATTAGCTTGGTATTTGCACTATGGGCATTTACCCATTAATTCACTTGACCACATAGACGGCAATAGGAGTAATAATAAAATTGACAATTTGCGTGATGTTACTGCTCAACAAAATCACTGGAATAGAACAACTGCCAAAGGTTATTCTTGGGATAAATCAGCAAATAAATTTTGCGCTCACATAGGTATCAATGGAAAAAGAAAGCATCTTGGATTATTTAACACCGAGCAAGAAGCAAGAAACGCTTATTTAAAAGCGAAAGAAATTTACCACGTTATAAACGCTTAATTTTGCCCAATGTACATTCCGAACTACACTACTAGACAAGACGAAGCACTTACGCTCCTTTCACCTGCAAACTTGGTGACTGAGACAGTCTTGTATGGCGGTAGTGCTGGTGGTGGAAAGACTTTTCTCGGCTGCTCTTGGCAGATAAATAGACGATTAAAATATGCAAACACTAGAGGTTTGATAGGGCGTGCAGAACTTAAACGACTTAGACAGTCTACGATGGCTACTTTTTGGACTATCGCAAATCAAATGGGATTAATGCCTGGTGTTCACTACAACTACAATGGTCAAGACCACATCATCAAGTTCTACAATGGTTCGCAAATAGTGCTTATGGACTTAGGCTATATGCCATCTGATCCTGAGTTCACAAGACTAGGTTCGATTGAAATCACAGACTACTTTGTAGATGAAAGTGCAGAGGTTTCGAAACGTGCAATCGACATTCTCGATTCGCGTGTCAGGTACAATCTGATAAACGGAATACCCAAAGGTTTGCTCTCTTGCAACCCATCGAAAGGTTGGCTATACTCTGACTTTTTTGATGCGCATCGCAATGGTACGCTCCGCGAGGACAGAGCATTTGTGAAAGCTTTGCCAACTGACAACCCAAACCTTGAACCTGCCTACCTAGAGAAGTTGTCACGCCTTCCAGAGATAGACAGAAAGAGACTCTTAGATGGTGATTGGGACTACGATGAGAGCAATGATAGATTGTACTATTACGATGACTTATTGCGCTGCTTCAGGAACGAGATAAACGGCACTACTATGTTTATAACTGCCGACATCGCAGCACTTGGAAATGACAAAACAATCATTGGTTTGTGGAGTGGATTGTCGCTCGTAGATGTGTTTGTAATGGAACAGAAATACCCGAATGAAGTAGCGGAGTTCATCCGTAATTTAGCCAAAGAAAGGAGCGTGAAGCTTGGAAATATAGTTGTTGATGCTGATGGTTTAGGTATTGGTGTAGTCGGGATATTAAAGTGCCAATCCTTCAATAACGGAGGTCGTGCAGTTGATAGCGAAACCTATATGAACCTGAAAGCGGAGTGTTATTTTAAGCTAGGAGAATCAATTAATAGCAACAAGATAACGATAACGGCTGACCGGTACAAGACTGAAATAATTAAACATCTTGAAGTTGTCAGAGTGGCGAATATGGATCGTGAGCGAAAGAAACAAGTTACCGGTAAAGAAGAAATAAAAAAGAAACACGGCTTTTCTCCCGACTTTGCAGATATGATGATGATGAGAATGTATTTCGAACTATATCCGAACTATGGCAAATATGCAGTTAGATAATTAAACAAAAATAAAAATGGAATTTAACAAAGAATCAACGGGCATCCCTTCAGAAATGTGGGACGAGTTAAAGAACTTCGTTATTGATAGACGAACCGTCAACGACTTGAAGCTTAACCGTAAGTTAGTCAAAGAAACTACACTAGTGCCAAACCCAAGATGGCCAGGTAGATACCTAACACAAACCAAATACGTTTGGAAGGATGGCTTTATGCCGTCAACAACCTACGTGGGGACACCTGCCTATTTGCTCAATTTAGTATCAATGTATATCAACGACTTCGGTTATGTTGTTACGGGACAAAATGAGAATGGACATTGGCAGCTTTACCGTTCAGAGATTTCTTGGCAGTTGCCCGATGGGACAACTCACACAGAGAATGAAAAGCTTGTCACTATCGTGCGCGATGGTGCATCAGTAATGTTTGATGATTTCGAAAACAAGAATCAATGGTCGTTCAACTGGGTGGTGAATGGAAAGACTACCGTTCTTGAATATGATGTCGCAGAAATTGCGGAGATTATGGGCGTGAATGAGGACACCGTTCTTCAAATGCAAAACGATTATTTCGATGGTGAAATCAAAGATTCCGAAACACATATCACAAACATCTTTCCGCACCTTGAATTTGACGGAGATATACTTCGCGGCACATTCTTCGTGAATGAAAAGGAATGGAACACGTTTAACTATTCGCAGCTGCGCACCTGCTATGGCACAAGTCAGGGAGATTTCAGAACCACTTGGAGATTATATAATGGATGCGAGAGACCAGTGTATGCGACTGATGCCGATAGTACCGGTAACCTTGGCGAATGTTGGAAGTCTGCGTATATGACTAAGGACAACGCATATGCATTTGAACTTGACATCAATTCAATAGTTGATGTTGACTATTCGAAACCTGCGCACATCAAGTTTACAGTTCACTTTTTACCGTTGACGGGTAAGGAATTTACACTTGAGATATATGCTAATTTGAATACAAAGAAAATTAGTTTAACACCTTTCGCTTAATTAACTGTGGGCGTAATTAAGTTTGCGCCCATTTTTTTTAACTTAACAATATGAGAAAAATAAACGAAACACACGTTGTCATATTTGTATCAGTTATCCTGCTGACTATCTTTTTCATTTTACTTTCAAATCGAAAGCCTAAAGATTTGTCACCACTTGAAATCGAAATACAGAAGCTGGAGAAGAAATTAGAAAAGCAGGAAAGAATGATTCACGATGCACTGATTGACATCAAGATGATGCGTGATACAGTCTACTATTACGAATCTAAAAAGCCAATCATCACAAACAATTATTACAAAAATGAGAAAGTTGTACTCAGTAGCAATGATAGTATTAATGCTATCATTCGCAAGTCAAACCAAAGCGAATTTGAACGCAGATACTTTGAAGGTAGATACGCTCCAACTAAATAATGACCAAGCATTCAACCTTTGCTACTATTCGTTAGAGTATTGGTGGGCGTATGCCAAGATTCAAGATTCAATATTGATCTACAAGAACTCTATAATTGAAAAGTATGTACAAATCACGGGCATCCAGTCTCAAAAAAATGAAGACTTGGAAAGCATCTACAACTTAAAGAAACAAATTGAGATGGAGGAGAAAGCGGACATTTATCGTGTCTGCAATTGCCATACTGGAAGGTGCGATAATTTACCTGATAGTATCAATTTAACCCCATTAACTGTTCATTCTCGCTTATCAATTCGAAGTCGTAGAAGTACGATTCGCTACCGTCCATTGATACAATATAAATTATCATCTGCTTCCTGATGATATAACCCGTTACAAAGCGCATCCTATTGTCAACATCTGAGCGACAGTAGACGATATCGCCTATGCGATAGCGCACTTTTAGATTCAAATCTATCATCATAATATTTGCCCTTCGTGTATTCGGAAATTCTGCACGTTAAAGCCTTCCTTACCACGCTTAGTTACAACTGCGAACCCGTGGTTGTACTTTGCGAATGGGGCATATTCAGGAGTTAACTCACTCAAACATCCAACGCTCCAGCACGTAGTCAACTTACCGTTAATATCCTTTTCAGTATGCTCACTAGTTTGGTGTGAATGCCCACAAATTGCGCTTGATTTCGCCCTCATATAAAGACCTCTTGCCACGTTTACGGGCGAGAATGTAGACTTCCCAAATTCGTGTCCGTGTACCACCGCTAATGAGTTAATACGTGCCAACTGTTTGCCGTGTATTATGTCGATTCCGAACTTGTCAAAGTCTAACAAGTTACCCAATTCAAAATCTTCAATGCCATCTAGCGCACTCGCGTTCTTGCGGATGTATCTTTCATATCGTTCTTCGTGATTACCCATCTTCGCGTATATCCTAGCCTTTGGAAATTTGAAACGCAGGAATGAAAAGAACTGTTTGGTTAATTGTAGTTCCGATTTAAATGATCGTTTGCTTTTCTCTTTTTCAAAGCTACTAATCTCGTAACAATCTATGAAGTCACCGCCTAACACTACGGTGTCGCAACCGTTCTTTACTCCGTAGTCAATGGCTAGGTGTAAAGCTTTAATATCGTGATACGGAATATGCACATCAAACAACATCAGGACTTTCTTTCCGTCAATCTCGATGATTGTTTTTTCTTTCGTGTCTGATTGTGGTAGATGGTGCGCTACCGGTATTGATTCATCAAATTTCTTTGGACGATTCTTGGATGTAACGTGTCTGTGATACTTAGATGAGATATTGCCGACAGTAGTATTGTACTTCTTAGCAATTCTAATCCTGAAAGCAGTTAATGTCTCGCCATCTTTCTTGGTTTCAATCTTGAAAATCTCATCCCACTTTGGTGCGTTCTTCATTGTGTATTGATTTAAGTTATTAAGAAAAAAGAAAAGGAGCAACTGCTCCTCTAGATATTTTTATATTCTGCTTTAGCGTTGAAACAAGGACAAGCTTTTGCCACATTTGGAAAGTCCTTATGACCTTGAATAATCGCATTTGGGAACATTGTTTTTAACGCTTTCAATCTTGTCATCAGTTGTCTTTTCTGCGCATCCGTTCTGTTATCTATTGGCTTTCCTAACTTATCTACACCACCGATGTAACAGATGTTAATTATTGACTTATTCCAACCCTTCACACC